AGACCTTACCCCATATGAATTACAATTATATTTTGCTGCTGAATTAGATAAGAAGAATTTAAAACTACTCAAAAAAGAACAGAAGAAATCAAAACAAGACCAATATAAAAAAGCACATAATAAGTAACTACTTTCTTCTTTCCAATAAGACATCAAAATTTTTATCTTTTGTGCCACCATCATACGCAAGAGCATACCCTTCGTCAATCATTTGTTGGTTGAGAGATAATGCTTCATTATTGACATATAAATTACCGAGAATTCTACCATATTTTTCGGTACTATCTGGAAGTTCGGTTTTGATTAGAACATCTTTAGCAAACTCTAATTTATGTTTGAGCCATTCTTTTGATTCAAGTCCAAGTTTTTTTTCTTTGAGATCTGTAGTCCTGCTCTCTGGAGTATCCACACCACTAAGGCGTACTCGCTTAGTAAGAGAAATATCGAAACCAAGATCAATGTCTGCATCTATTGTGTCTCCATCAACTACTTTGATTACTTTCTTTACTCTGTAAATATAAGGATCTTTATCCATTAGAAAGGCATCTTAAATTCCTTAATATTTAGTTTAGGAATGGGTAGTTTCTCCAAGGCTTTTGCCACTTGTTTCTCTACCACAGCACCCACAAATTCTTCTGGGTTATCTAAAATTTTCTGTGCTTTTTGGTAAGTTGTGTATGCACCATAGCATAGTGCTCCACTAATACTCAAACTTAAAATTGATAGACCTAATGCAAGGTTTTTCATGATAGTAACTTCTCTATTGCGGTGTAATACGATGCGGCATCGTGATCGGCAACTCTATCAAAAAATTCTGGATTGACATCTTCCAAATGAATGGATGGGTGAGTGTGAACATATCCAGTTAACCAAGGTGGCGACTTGGGTACAATATCAGATCCATGAACAAAACGAAGATGATCTGCAACTTTCAATCTTTTGCGAAGAGCACGACCACCTGGACGAGGTGATCCAATGGTAACGATTGATAAGTCTACTGTATTCTCCAACATCAAATCTGCAATAACTGTTGCTGTTGCTCCACCAAGAGAATGACCAGCAAGTACTAATTTTCTTTCTTTACATAAAGACTCATAATTACACACCAACTCAGTGATAGTTTTCATTGCGTTAGATTTGAAACCTCTATGAGTATCTTCACTTCGGAATAAAAATTTTACATTTGTAATCCAATCTGACATTTCTTTTGTTCCTTCTACTGCAAGAATACAATATCCATTTATGCTTTTATCAATGGTGAAATCTTTTGGATCAGCATATACATCAACACAGTTCTTGACTGCTTTTAAAATAACTTCTTTGGGTAATTTAGTGTTGATGAGGTGATTCATTTTTTTATTTCACTATCTGCTATATTTATTATTTTTCTACCTTAATTGATGTGATAGCGTCTGAGTATACGCCAGTTCTATCTGATTTTGTTACAGCATCTTCTTCCGTATCAAATCTCATTGCCATTGATATATCGCCAGTCCATTTTGGCGAATCATTTTCATTATCTTGAAAGTAAATATACTCCCCAAATCCTTCTCGTGCTGCTACGTATTTCATTCTTCTTTTGCTAATTTAAATATGTATAAAATGTATCCTATTGTAAGTGCCAATAGGATAGCAACCATAATATTCACAGACCAAACTGGATCAGTCATTCCATCCCTCTTCTTTGTGTATAAAAACTTTTAAATCCTTAACATACTTTCTTAGTATCTGTGCTTGTTCCTCATGCCAAAAATCACCCGTCTCCAAATGAAGACGAGTGTGATTATCTATGGCTTTAAGTATTTGATGTATTGGTTTATTCCAACACTCACGTTTAGGAGTGTCCCACTCTCGTGCCATAATACCTCATTTTTTCTTTCCACCATTCTTTGCTTTTTTTGCTGTAGAATTTCCCTGATTCTGTTTAGACCCAGTAGAACTTTTCTTACCTTTGTTTACTGATTTTGCCATTATACCCCAGTTGTACGTGGTTGAACTTGACCTTCCAGAACCTCAACTCTTTCTTCAAGAGATACTGTTGTTTCATCATTTGTTGAAACCGATGATTCTAGTGAAACAGGAGGTTCTACAACTGCCTCAGTTCTTGGAAGTTCCTTTTTTTCATCTTCATCATCCCCCCCACTTTTCTTCATTGTATTAATACCAAAAGTAGCAGCAGAAGCAGTGAATACTGTAGCAATGAATGTGGGATCCATTTTAGCAAACATACCAGCATAACTTGCGGTAAGTAGTGCGGCAGACCAACTCAAAATCACAACACGAATTAGTTGTCCCATACCATTTTCCTTTTTGTTGTTCATTTTTGTTAGTTTGATAGGTTATCCTTTTTTCCAAGATTCACCTTCTGCTTTTCTTCTACGAGCAAGTCCTGCTTCTACATTAGACCCAGGATTGCGATAGAGATAAAGCGCATCGGGAACTAAATCCCATTCTTTATTCTTCAGACGCTTGGTGATAGTATTAAAATCACCACTACCATAAAAACCAGCACCAAGATTATAAGCAAAGGAAAGAAGTGCTCCTCTTTTACCATCGGACATTTCACCCCAATGTGGAATTTTACGAAGTGATGGAAGAAACTGGTTCTTGCATTGAGTAATCAATAACCCATCTGCCTCCTGTTGAGTAATGGTATCACCCATATTAAATGGTGATCCATCCTTCTTACGGGTAGTTCCCCAACCTATGGTGATTGGAAGTCCGCCCGAGAGAGGATCTGGGTATGCTTTTAGATGACATCCTTCAAACTCTTTGATAAGTTTGAGACCAGTCATAGGCATATCATCACCACCCGTTACAGGAGCTGCAGGAGCAGATGCTGGTGCGGCACTATTCTTTTTTCCTCTATAAATCTCTGCCCAATCCACATTATCCTCAAGATACTTGACAGGTAGGTTATCTTCTAACCACTGAATTGCTTTAATATGATTGGGGTTCTTCTCGTCATAAAACTTGAAGAAGTTGTGTAAATCTATTCTTGCCATTGGGTTTCTCCTTATGTATTAATCGAAAATGCGACCCCAACCATCGCTGCCACCTGGGCACCAACGATGCTTAAGAACTGCTTTGGTATAAATGGTCTTCTTACCATTTTCTACTGGTCCAGTATAGTTATCATTTAACGAACCATAAGGATCGTTAACATAATATCCTTTACCATCTGGTGTCTTACCAATGACTACACACATGTGCCCACCAGTAGGTGCAGAAAGAGAACCCCTGTGAAGAATACCAATAACAACAGGTTTCCCAGCATCGAGACTTTTATCAATATCAGAGAAAGAAAGATTGTAACTAAAGTGTGACTTAACACCATAACCTTGTAGAACACGGGTCTGAACCGCATGATCTGTTGTATCACCAATTGCAAATACTTTCTTAACATACTCATCATCACCGTTAATGCTTCCCGGTTTGAGGAACGCAAGGCACATAGCACACGACGAAGAGTTGCAAGTTCTTTGTGCATCTCTATAGTTGTCTACTTGATTAAAGTAAGGAACCGCCAATACTGATGGAGTTGGGGGTTTTGTTCTGAACATTCCTATCCATTCAGTTTCAGAATCGTCCATGAACTGAGCAGGAAGATTATCCTCTAACCATTGAACTGCTGCTGCATGGTTTGAATTCTTATCATCATAATACTTAAAAAAGTTATGAAGATCTAAGGTCATTTTCTTCTCCTATAAATTCTAATGAAAAAATATCATGATCAGAAATATTTGGATTCAACCATTCACTAAATTCTGATTGAATTGCCTGGGCATCTCTATAATCCTTTTGTTCACAGAGAGAATGAATACGATCAACCGCCCAATCATGTGAAGTCCGAAGGGTTTGTTCCAAGGTAACCATCAAAATAATCCTTCCTAAAGTATCTGGAGAGTATGTTACTATTATAGTACGCAGGAACCCCAGAGTCAAGTGCTTCGGTCAGTACATTATTTAGGAAAAGTTGTCGTGTTTCTTCAAAATTACACTTACCTTTAGTCTTATGT